GTAACATCTTGAAGGGCGAAGTCATCAAGAGAGGAACCAACTACTTTTTTAATATTATTAGTGCCAAAGATATAGAGAGTGTCACGGAAGGACTTGATGGCATTAATTTTAAAGCCTACATTGATAACCCCAGCACCACCAGCAGGAGTAAAGTCAGTAGGGTCTTCTGGGGCAGAGAACACTAGGCTATTAGGTTCTGCAGGATCGCCAGAGATAAACAAGTGGTTAGCAAAGGATTCACATAGAGATGGGTTAGTAAGTACGCTTCCACCAGTCACCTGAGTATAAGTTGTACCATCCCAGAGAGCCAGTGGGTTAATCCCATCAACTATTGCCAGTTTAGCTACACCCCAGTTCAACTTAGAAAACCTTACTTTAGCTACACCAGTCATAGTAGGAGAGCCAACAGTTGTAGGTGTTACCCAAGCAGATGTATTGTTGTCCCAGTAGTGGAAGTAGTTATTACCTGTTGTTGGTGCCCTGCAGCCAAAGATGCCATCATTGAGGTCTTCAAATACGACAAGACCTAGAGTAGTGCCAGTGCCGGGAAGAGTCCCATAGTCATTAGTAAACCCCTGAATACGTTGATACCCTCCACGAATGGAAGGCTCATAATTAATCAGACGGATAGCTGTACCGGGGAGTTGCGTTGCTTGAGTAAGAACATCAAGACTCGTATACAATCCGCCTGTACAAGAAACTGGAAAAGAGCGGATATCATCCATTAATTGAGTCGTCCTTTTCTCTTACCTTGAATCATAGTAGAGTTAGCATCCAAAGGTTCATCAATAAGAACTCGACGCATAGTTCCAATACCAGCATCAAAGGCTTGCTTATGGATCATTGCAGATTCATTATTAGAACGAAACCGCATCATGTACATCATAGCACCATCAACGATAATATGGTTAAACCTAGCAGGGACTACCGCTTCATCATTGTAGAGAGTAAGAGCTGTAGGAATTTTCCAGTAAGTGTACTCTACTTCGTAAGCTGCATCTGGTACTGGGGTGACACCAAAGGCTTCACCGTAGGTCTGATACACGAAGTAAGGCTCTGAGATACCTGTACCACTATCTCCATTCTCATCTTGAATCTTATGGTTCTGAATATATTGTTCAAAAGTAAGTGGTGTTAGTGTACGAGGTTCAGCACCCAGTGTATCATTCTTTTTTAGGAAGAAGGTATCATAGTCAGGAGAGGAGTAGTCTGAAGGGAAGTTATAAGTCTTCGTACCTGCTACTAGAGTCTCTGTGTATGCTTGTTTCAGGAAAGGCCATTCTTGACCTGTCTGACAGATTTCATAGATTGCATTATTAACTGCATTCTTAGCGAGAGCTTGGACATTACGTACTGTAGCGAATCCTTCACCACCAGTGTCCAAAGGAACCTCGTTCAACCTTGTCAGCACTAGATTTGTAAGAGTAACGAAGTTTGACATTGAGTTTCCTTGATAAAAAGGGGAAAGAGGGCCACCCTTTCAAGCAGCCCCCGATCTTTATTTAGACTTGGTCGCGGGCAACTTCAGCAGCAGTCTTAGAACCACCCATGCCGTCAACGTCCATCAACATTGCGAAGACACGGAGTTTACCAGCAGTGAAGCTTGCACCTGTACCAGCGAATGTCAAGTCCAGCGTATTAGCTGCACCATCAATCTGCGTAGTAGCAGCAGCAGAGATTGGACCATAAGCACCAACGGCAGCACCGTCAATATCAAATGCCACAACCCACTCATCATCATCTGTGGAAGTGCCAACGTCAACCGTAGCGTCAGTACCAGTATTCTGGACTGCAACTTCGAGGACTTCAACACCAGCAGCCATGATCATGGTATTCGCTGGGATAGACAGAACTTGAAGAACATCTGCAGTAGAGGGGGCAGGACCCTCTGCTACAAGATCAACTTCACGTTCAACCAAGTAAGGCTTACGACCGGGATTACCCTGACCGCCAACAGCCTGTACGTATGTAGTAATAGTAGCCATCGTCTAGGTCTCCTTATGCGAGATTATATTTAGCAGTTGTAAGCGCTTCTGGACGAAGAATCTTACGACCGTAAAGATGAAGACCACGGCAAATGTCAGCAAAGCTGTCAGGGTCACGGTAGGTCTCTGTCTTGTTGATTTGCTCAGCAGTTGCTACAGCAGAATCATGACCAGCTACGATAACACCATAGTCAGTGTTCTGGTTAGCAACCCCAGTTGTAGCAGCACCACCACCAACAACGGGAAGGTTGTTAGAGACGTAGACGCGGAAGCCATTCCAGTTATTCAGAACCAAGCCATTACGCAGGGCACCTGAATCACCAAAGTCTGCGTTCAGGAAACGAGAGTCTTCGTCCTGCAGAACTTCCATCAGTACTGGGTCAATCACCAACCAACGGCCAGCTTTATCAACACGCTGTTGATCCAGAAGACGGCCCATACGGTTAATCAACATAACCGGAGAGACATATTCTGTTGGCAGGGCAGTAGCACCGGGCAAACGAGCAGCTACGGGGATCGAGTGATCGCCAGCAGAACCAGTTGTGATGTTACCAAAGCTACCTTTGATGATCTTCATTGAAGTCAGCAGTTCATCGGAACCAGCAGTAGAGACTGCCTTAGAACCGTTCACAACGTCATTCACAGTGTCTGCGTTCGAGTGCAGAGCGGACTGCTTATAACCTGACAGGTAACCCAGAGCTTCTTGGTCGTGTTGGTCAGCCAGACGGTAGGCTGCACGGTTAGTAGCAAGGTCCATGAAGTTTACGTGGCTGTGGGCCTCTTCCAGATCGTCAATCTTGAAAGCAAAAGAGTTAGCTTTGTCGATTACCAGAGAGAAGTCCTCATCATCCAAGTCTTGTGCTTGAATCTGAGAGCCGCGCTTATACTCACTTACTGTGATTTCAGGCTCTTTGATAATACGTACTGTATCACCCTGAGAAGCAATCTCACCAAAGTAGTCAGAGTTAGAGATATCGCCTACGACTGTAGACTTACGGAAAGCCAGTTGGACTTTCTTCGAGTAGATAACGGAACTGAAGTTACCGTTTGGAAGGTTACCATAACCTCCTGCTGTTGCAAAAGCCATCATTATTCTCCTATGATATTTGGCTGAATTAGAGCTAAAGACATACAAGAAGAGGCTGTCGGTTTCTAGGGTGCATCAATATCTCAGTCGGCCAACTTTGATATCAACGGGCCTATACTCAGGCAGGTGATTCTACTTATTGTTTACTCTTGTAGTATTTGGGGATAAAAGAGATAGGGGTGTCCACAGTGGGAGGCCCTATTCTCCTTCGTACCCTAAGTTATACTGCTTGTTACTTAGAAGTCAAGCAATAATTTAAGTTAACGTGCACCACCAGTTAGATCGTAGAAACCGGGGGTTTTCATGTCTTTCTGAATCTGTTCCCAATTCTTCTCAAAAGCCTTATCTGTCATCTTCTGGACATCACTCTCTCGGAAGGTAGCCTGACCTGCATCTACCTTAGGGGCAGAACCGGGACGAGACGGGATTGCAGATGCAGCCTCACGGGTAGACTTCTTACGTGCAGAAGGTGTAAGACCGTTATCCACATTGTACAAATCAATAACACGTACAACAGAATCAGGATCGTCCTCATTCTCGTAGAGTGCATCTTGTACCCACTTAGGTTGTTCTGCTACCCAATCATGGAACTCGTCAGAACCCTTAAGTTCATTGAAGTTTGGATGGGCTTTAATAATAGCAGCTTCGGCCTGAGCACGGTTAGCTTGCTCCTCACGTTCATCCAGTAGTTTAAGACGGGCATCAGCAGCTTCAAATTTCTCCGAGGCTTTACGATCTGCAATAGTCTCAATAATACTAGCTACATCAGGATACTTCTTAGCCCAAGCTGTAAGCTCTTCTTCTGTCTTAGGTGGTTTAACTTCTTTACCTTGACGCTCAAGGGCAGAGATACGATCTTCTAGTTCTTGTTTCTCTTTAGCTGCATGACGGCGAAGATCACCATAACGTTTCTTAAAGGTTTTCTCCTCAGAAGTTAGTGTCTCATCCTCAGGCTCTTTAGCCTCTACCTTCTCTTCTGTCGTAGTCTCTTCTACAACTTCTTCTTCCTGCTCAACTTCTTCTACAGGAGCTTCACCTTTCATCAGTGCTTCGAGTTCAGCTTCTTCTCGCTTAATCCGATCTTGATTAGGACGAACAGAGTTAGGTTTGATCATTACTTTATTAGACATTTTATTTCCTTATGTTGGGGCCTGCGTGATTGCAGGGTAGCCTTATTGTCTCTATCTTTATTTAGAGGCTAGACCTTTTTTCTTTGGTGTAGTTTTCTTCTTGGTTGTTTTCTT